AGGAGCTGGACGCCGTGCCCAGCATGAGCGCCGGCGCCTACCTGAGCCTGGCGCTGATCCAGCAGCGCATGGTCACGCCCTGGCCCGAGAACCCGGACGGGCCGGTCGTCATCCGCGGCAAGTGGGACGACGGCTTCGCCTACCTGCCGGAGGACACCCGCCGCCACGCCATCGACGGCTGGCTGCGCGAGCACGTGGATCCGCACCTGGCGCGGCTGCACCGCGGCCGGCGCCACGTGTTCGGCGAGGACTTCGCGCGCAACCGCGACCAGGCGGTGACCACCATCCTGGAAGAGGACGCGGACCTCACGCACCGCCCGCGCATCACCATCGAGCTGGCCAACTGCCCCTTCAGCAGCCAGGAGCAGATCCTCAAGCACATCGTGCGGCGGCTGCCGCGCTTTCGCGGCGGGGCGATGGACGCCACCGGCAACGGCGCCGCGCTGGCCGAGGCGATGGCGCAGGAGTTCGGCGTGGAGATGGTCGAGCAGGTCAAGCTCAACGACGCCTTCTACCTGGCGCACATGCCCAAGCTCAAGGCCGGGCTGCAGGACGGCACGCTGCGCGACCTGGCGCGCGACGCCGAGCACAGCGACGACCTGCGCGCCATCAAGATGGTGCAGGGCGTGCCCAAGGTGCCCCGCCAGGCCACGCAGACGGCCGGCCAGGCCGCCGCCGCGGCCGAGGGCGGCCAGAAGCTGCAGCGCCACGGCGACTACGCCATCGCGCTGTTCCTGGCCGAGTACGCCTTCTGGCGCGAGGCCGGCGAGATCGCGTGGATGCCCGCGCCGGCGCGCCACGCGACATGGGAGGGCGAGGCCGCGGACGGCCGCCGCGGGCTGCGCATGCGGCCCGACAACGCCCGCGCGGACACCACCGGCGCCTTCGAGCGCGGCCGAAAGGCCGGGTGGTAGCCGTGCGGGCCGTTCGCAACATGCCCGGGAAGCTGTTCATGAACGTTCATGAACGGGGTATCGGGGGGTGGGTGGTACCTGTGCCCCACCCGGCCCGGAAAAACGGCTCTACGGGCCGATTCTCAGAACCGAGGGTTTGACCTCATGAGCAACATCCTGGGACCCGACGGCCGGCCGCTGGACATGCGCCGGCTGACCCGCGGGCTGGAGGAGCAGCAGAGCGCCCGGCTGGCCAGCATCCGGCGCGAGTACGACCGCCACCCGGCGCGCGGGCTCACCCCGGCGAAGCTGGCCGGCATCATGCAGCGCGCCGAGGAAGGCGACCTGGTCGGCCAGGCCGAGCTGGCCGAGGACATGGAGGAGCGCGACGCGCACCTGTACGCCGAGCTCGCCAAGCGCCGCGGCGCCATCACCGCGCTGCCGTGGAGCGTGGAGCCGCCGGACAAGGCCTCAGCCGCGGAGGAGAAGTTCACCGAGCGCGTGCGCGACTGGCTGGGCATGTGCACCGCGCACGCCAACGGCGTGGACGGCGGCATGGAGGTGCTGCTGGGCGCCATGACGGCGGCGGTGCTGCCGGGCTTCGCGCCGATCGAGCTGACCTGGCCGCTGCGCACGGACGAGTCCGGCCGCCAGGTGCGCGTGCCGCACGGCGTGCTGCAGCCGCAGCGCTGGTTCACGCTCAGCCCCGACCGCCGGCGCTTCGTGCTGCGCAGCGAGACCAACATGCTGCCCGACGACGGGGGCGGGCGCAGCGTCATGGGCGAGGAGCTGCGCCCGCTGGCCTGGCTGATGCACGTGCACCCCGCGCGCAACGGCTACCTGGCGCGCATGAGCCTGGCGCGCGTGCTCTTCTGGCCGTACCTGTTCAAGAACTACGCCGTGCGCGACCTGGCGGAGTTCCTGGAGATCTACGGCCTGCCGCTGCGCCTGGGCAAGTACCCCAGCGGCGCCAGCGACGACGAGAAGCTCACGCTGCTGCGCGCCGTCACCGAGATCGGCCACAACGCCGCCGGCGTGATCCCGCAGAACATGGCGCTGGAGTTCCAGGCCGCCGCCGCCGGCACCGAGGTGCCCTTCGCGGTGATGTGGGACAAGCTCGACGCCGCCGAGAGCAAGGCCATCCTGGGCCAGACGCTCACCGCCAGCGAAGGCCAGCACGGCACGCAGGCGCTGGGCAACGTGCACAACGAGGTGCGCATGGACATCCGCGCGGCGGACGCGCGGCTGTACGAGAGCACGATCAACCGCCAGCTCATCCAGCCGCTCGCCCTGCTCAACGAGCCGGGGGTGAACCTGCGCCGGCTGCCGCGCTTCGTGATCGACACCGGCGAGGCCGAGGACCTGGCGCAGTACGCCGAGCAGCTGCCCAAGCTGGCGCGCGCCGGGCTGCGCATCGGCAAGAAGTGGGTGCACGAGAAGCTGCGCATCCCCGAGCCCGACGAGGGCGAGGAGGTGCTCAGCGGCGCGGAGCCGCAGGACGGGCTCGAGCTCGACGGCCAGCCGGGCGCGGCGCCGGGTCGGCCGCCGGCGCGCGGCCGTGCACCACAGCGTGGTGACGAAGGCGCCGAGGCGCGCGCGAGGCGCGGGCGCGACGAAGCCCTGGCCGCGCTGCTGGCCGGCCGCGGCGGACAGGCGCCCGGCGCCGCCGGCGGCCCGCCGCGCGACCTGGTCGACGAGCTGGTGGACGAGCAGATGGCGCAGTGGCAGCCGATGCTGGCGCCGCTGGTGCAGCCCCTGCTGGGCGCGCTGGACAAGGCCGTTGCCGATGGCGAAAGCCTCGCGGACTTCGCCGCGCGGCTGCCGGCGCTGGTGGCCGAGCTGGACGCGCAGCCGCTGACGCAGCAGCTGGCGCGGTCGGCCTTCGGCGCCCGCCTGGCCGGCGAGGCCGACCTGGACCTCTGACGCCGATGCCTGCGGCCCCGGCCGGTTTCTCGCTGGGCGCGGTGCGCCCGGAGGACGCGATCGCCGCGTTCCAGCAGCGCGGGTTGCTGCGGCCGAGCTTCCGCTGGCAGGACGTGTGGCAGGCCGAGCACGCGCGCGCCTTCGCCGTGGCCGGCGTCATGCGCATGGACGTGCTGCAGCTGCTGCGCGACGAGGTCGGCGCCGCGCTCGAGGCCGGCACCAGCATGGAGGTCTTCACGCGCCGCGTGCGAGAGCAGCTGGTGGCGCGCGGCTTCTGGGGCGACGTGGAAGTGACGGACCCCGCCACCGGCGAGCTGCGCACCACGCGCTTCAACCGCGCGCGGCTGGAGCTGATCTTCGACGTGAACATGCGCCAGAGCCACGCCGCCGGGCGCTGGGCGCGGGCGATGCGATCGCGCATGCCGTACCTGGTGTACCGCACCATGCGCGACGAGCGCGTGCGCGCCAGCCACCGGCCCTGGGACAACGTGGTGCTGCCCAAGGACCACCCGTGGTGGGACACGCACTACCCGCCCAACGGCTGGCGCTGCCGCTGCACCGCCTATGCGCTGGACGACAAGGGCCTCGAGCGGCTGCGCGCCGCCGGCGTGCCGGTGAAGACCGAGCCGCCGGCCACCACCTGGGTGGAGTTCGTCAACCGCTCCACCGGCATGACCGAGCGCGTGCCGCGCGGCGTGGACCCCGGCTTCGCCTACAACCCGGGCAAGGTGCACGTGGAGCTCGGCACCGAGCTGCTGGCGCGCCGGCTGGGCGCGGTGCGGCCGGTCCCCGGTGCCGGCCGCCAGGCCGCAGGCGGCAGCGGCGGCGACGCGCTGGCCACCACGCGCGCCGTGGTGCAGCGCATGCGGCGCGAGCGCACCTTCGCGGAGTTCCTGCGCCAGCCGCCTGACACGGCCGCCGGGCTGCCGGTGGCCGCGGTGCCGGCGCTGCCGGGCGAGCCGCCCATCGCCAGCGTGTCCGGCCAGGCGCTGCGCCGGCAGGCCGCGGCCGCGCTGTACCCGCCGCCGCTGCCCGTCACCGCCGCGGGCTGGGCGCTGGCGCAGGCCATCCTGGACCGCGGGCAGCGCGTGGAGCTGGCCGACGACGCCACGCTGTGGTGGTGGCTGCGCGACGGGCGTGCCGGCCAGCCGCAGCGCGTGCTGGTGCTGGAGATGCAGCGCAGCGCGCTGGTGTGGTGGGTGCGCACGCTGGCCACGCTGGCGCTGGACGAGGCCGCGCGGCTGTACCCGCGGCTGCAGCCGCTGCTGCCGGCGCAGCGCGCTGGCGAGGGCGGCGCATGAGCACCACGCCAGGCCGCCTGCTCGAGCTGGACGACGCGGAGATCATCGCCGCGGTGGACCGCGCGATCGCCGCGCTGGCCGAGCCGCGGCAGCTGCTGGAGGACATCGGCGCGGCGCTGGAGCAGAACGCAGACCTTCGCTTCGACGCCAAGGTGGACCCGACCGGCGCGCCCTGGGCTCCCCTGGCCCGGAATACGGTGGAGTACTGGTACGCGAAGAAGTACCCCGAAGGCATACCGGGCTCGCTGCTCGAACGATCGCGCAAGCTGCGCGACACCCTCACCTACAACGTGGGCGACGACTGGCTCGAGATCGGCACCAGCCGCGCCGTGCCCGGCAAGAGCCAGCCAGAGTGGCAGGTGGGGTTGCTGCACGAGTTCGGCACCGCGAAGATGCCGCGCCGTGGCATCCTGACGGCCGACCCCAAGCGCGGCGAGCTGGGCCGGCAGGACCGCGAGGACGTGCTGGACGTCATCTCGCAGGCGCTGGGCGACGCGTTCACCGCGCGCTGACATCCGCGCCGGACCAGCGCACCGCGCGCGTGCGCAGCGCCGGGCGATCTTGAAGTTCTTCAACTTCCATTGCCCGGGGGCGGGCCGCACGATCCGCCGCCATGCGATTGCTGTCCGCCCTTCTGGCTTCCACGCTTGCGCTCGGCGCACAGGCGGCCGAGTGGGTTCAACTTCTCCCCGCCGGCGAGTTCGCGGCGCGTGACGGCCGGCCGGGTGCGGGCCGCACCTGGCGCGTCGACGACACGCTGGGCACGCAGCTGGCCGCGCGCTTCAACGCCACCGCAGCGCGCACGCCGGTGGTCATCGACTACGACCACCAGACGCTGTACGTGCGCGAGCACGGCCGCAAGGCGCCCGCCGCCGGCTGGATGGACGCCGCCGAGTGGCGCGCCGGGCAAGGGCTTTTCGCGAAGGTGCAGTGGACGCCCGCGGCCGCGCAGCACATCCAGGAGCGCGAGTACCTCTACATCAGCCCGGTGCTGCTGTACGACGCCGACACCCTGCAGGTGCACGGCGTCGCGCTGGCGGCGCTGGTGAACTTTCCCGCGCTGCTGGGCATGGAGCCCGTGCTGGCGCAGCTGGCCACGCAGTTCGACCACCAGGAGACCGATCCCATGAACCCCACCCTTGCCGCCCTGATCGCCCTGCTGGGCCTGCCCGCCGACACCGCCGAGACCGCCGCGCTGGACGCGGTGCGCGCGCTGAAGGACCGCCCGCTCGTCAGCCCCGCGCTGGCCGGCGCGCTGAAGCTGCAGCCCGGCGCCGACGAGGCCGCCGCGCTGGCCGCCGTGACCGCGCTGGCCCGGCCCGACACCAGCGCGGCTTCCGCGATGGCGGCGCTGCAGGGCCAGCTGGCCGAGCTGACCCGCCAGATCAACGAGGGCAAGCTCGAGAAGCTGGTCGCCGACGCCCTGGCCGCCGGCAAGCTGGTGCCGGCGCAGAAGGACTGGGCGATGGACCTGGGCCGCAAGGACCTGGCTGCGCTGCAGGCCTTCGTGGCCGCCGCGCCCGTGGTGCCGCTGGCCGGCCAGAGCGGCGGCAAGCCGCCTGGCGGCGACGGCACCGCGGCCGACCCGCTGGCCGCGCAGGTGATGCAGCAGTTCGGCCTGAACGCCGAGACCTTCGCCAAGGGCAAGCCGGCCACCGCCGCAGCCTGACCCCACCCGCCACCGCACACCCGCACAGGAGCAGCACATGGCCGCCACCAAGGACCTCAACACCGAAGAGCTCGCCCCCGGCCGCAAGCGCGGCCTGGGCCTGGCCACCAACCAGGTCATCCACGCCGGCACGATCGCCTGCGTGAACTCCTCGGGCTGGTGCGTCAAGGGCGCCACCAGCGCCACGCTGCGCACGGTGGGCGTGTTCCGCCAGCGCTACGACTCCACCGGCATCGCCAACGGCGGCCTGGTGGCCGAGCCCGAGATCGGCGTCTTCGGCCCGTTCAAGAACAGCGCCTCGGCCGACGAGATCACCAACGCCGACATCGGCACCACCTGCTACGTCGTCGATGACGAGACGGTGGCCAAGACCCACAACAGCAACGCGCGCAGCGCGGCCGGCCGCGTGTGGCAGGTCACCGCCGCGGGCGTGTGGGTGGACTTCCGCTGACCGGCGCCGCCCCAGGCAGACCCACCAGACCCGCCAGCCTTCAGGAGACCCCTCGCCATGATGATCAACCAGCACAGCCTGACGATGCTCACGCAGGCCGTCAACGCCCGCTTCAACGTCGGCCTGCAGCGCGCGCAGCCCAACTGGCAGGTCGTGGGGATGGAGATCCCCTCGATGACCAGCGAGAACGTGTACCCGTACCTCAAGCAGTTCGGCACGATCCGCAAGTGGGTGGGCGACCGCGTCATCCAGAACATGGCCAAGGGCGAGTTCCGCATCGTCAACGACGACTACGAGCAGACCCACGCGATCCCGCGCAAGGCCATCGAGGACGACCAGTACGGCATCTACGGCGCCGTGTTCGAGCAGACGGGCGACAACGTCGCGCGCCACGCCGACAAGCTGGTCTACGACCTGCTGAAGGCCGGCTTCGACACGCTGGGCCCGGACGGCCAGTACTTCTTCGACACCGACCACCCGGTGGGCAAGCCCGGCCAGGAAGCCAGCGTCGCCAACTTCATGGGCGGCGCCGGCGCGGCGTGGTTCCTGGTGGACAGCAGCAAGCCCATCAAGCCGCTGATCTTCCAGCCCCGGCGCAGCTTCCAGCTGATCACCTACTTCGACCCCAGCGACGAGCGCGTCTTCTGGAACAAAGAGTTCGTGTGGGGCGTGGACGGCCGCAGCGGCGCGGGCTACAGCCCCTTCTGGCAGCTGTGCTTCGCCAGCAAGCAGACGCTGGACGCCACCAACCTGCGCGCCGCGATGGTGGCCATGTCCAGCCAGAAGGACGACGCCGGCGAGCCGATCGACGTGACCGCCACGCACCTGGTGGTGAGCCCCGCGCAGCAGGAGATCGCCAACGACCTGGTCAGCAAGGAGTTCCTCAGCGGCGGCGAGAGCAACACGCTGCGCGGCCGGCTGAAGGTGGTCGTCAGCGGCCGCCTGCTCTGAACCCCACGCCAACCACGCAGGAGAACGCCGCATGGCGAAGAACGCAACCAGGGCCGCCGGCCCGGCCGACAAGGGCCTGAAGATCGTCTCGCGCAGCCTGCAGGGCTTCCGCCGCTGCGGCCGCGAGTGGACCGCCGAAGGCACCACCGTGCCGCTGAGCGAGCTCAGCGAGGACGAGGTCGCGCAGCTGCGCGCCGAGCCCCAGCTGGTGGTGGTCGACGTCGAGATCAAGGCGGGCTGAGCCCCGCGCGCCCAGCGAGATACACCCCCGCCGCGAGCCCGTGATCCCCGGGGCCTGGAGCGAGCCCAGGCCCCGGGGGGAGGCTGACACAGGGGCAAGCCGGCCGCTCGGCCCCCTGAACGAGACACCCACCGCCCATGCCCTACGCCACCGTCGCCGACCTGCTGGCCCGCCTGGGCGAGGCGCGGCTGGTGCAGCTGACCGACCTGCACGACCCCCCGCTGGGGCTGGTCGACGAGGCGGTGGCGCAGAAGGCGCTGGACGACGCCGCGGCGGAGATCGACGGCTACCTGGCCGGGCGCTATGTGCTGCCGCTGGCCACCATGCCGGCCGTGCTGCGCGTGCACGCGGTGACGCTGGCGGTGTACCGGCTGCTGCGCGACGCCGTGGGCGAGGTCGAGCGCGAGGAGTACAAGGCCGTTCGCCAGTACCTCGAGCGCGTGGCCGAAGGCCGCGTGGCGCTGTTCCCGCCCAACACCGCGCCGGCGGTGCCGGGCGCGGGCTCGGTGCTCTTCTCGCCCGGCGGCAAGGTGATGGGCCGCGAGGCCGCCGACGGGGCGTGACGGAGCAACGAGCATGGGCACCCCCGCGCTGCTGCAGGACTACTTCTTCGTCGGCCAGCTCATCGCCCAGCGGCTGGCCGAGCAGCTGCCCGACGTGCCGGTGGACGTGTGCGAGACCGTGGAGCAGGTGCTGCAGGCCGACCAGCGCGCCAACGTGCTGATGGTCATGTGGGCCGGCGAGCGCTTCGGCGACCGCGCCGCCGGCGGGCGCGCGCAGAAGCTGCGGCAGATGTGGCTGGTGATCCTGGGGCTGAACCACGTGGGCAAGGCCGCAGACGCACGCCACCAGAAGGCCGGCCCGCTGCTCAGCCAGGTGCACCAGGCGCTGGCGGGCTGGACGCCCGAGGGCGCCTACACGCCGCTGGTGCGCGCCAACGCCGGCGCGCGGCCGGACATCAACCGCAACAAGGCCCTGTACCCGCTGGGCTTCGAGATCGAACTCTCACTCTGAGCGAAGGAGCACGACATGGCACAAGGTTTCTCGGGCGTGGGGCTGGTCAGCTCCCACGCGCGCACGTCAGGCGGCGGCAAGGGCATCGGCACCTTCTGGGGCAACTGCCCGAAGTTCGAGCTGGCGCCCACGCCCAACGCGGTGGAGCGCAACAGCTCGATGGAGGTCAGCCGCGCCCCGCTGCGCCGCATGGTGCAGGCCACCAGCCTGCAGGTGACCATCGTCACCGACGAGTTCAACAAGAAGAACGTCGCGCGCTTCGTGCAGGGGCGCATCGACGAGGTGGCCGCGAACACCGTGGACACCATCAACCACACCTTCCCCAGCGGCGCGGCGGTGGGCGACATCCTGGCGGTGCCGCACCACAACATCACCGACCTGGTCGTCACCGACAGCACCGGCACCCCGCTGACCCTGGCGCTGGGCACGAACTACGACGTGGACGCCTTCAGCGGCCACATCACGCTGAAGGACCTGACCGCCGGCGGCCCCTACGTGCAGCCCTTCAAGGCGGCGTACAAGCAGGGCGCGGTGACGGTGATCGCCGGCCTGGCGGTGCCGGCGCAGGAGTACTGGATCGCCATGAGCGGCATCAACGTCGACAGCGGCCAGCGCGGCCACGTGGACGTGTACCGCGTGCGCCTGGACCCGGCGCGGCTGCTGGCCTACATCAACAGCGAGTACAACGACTTCGAGCTCGTGGGCTCCGCGCTGGTGGACACCACCAAGACGGCGGCCCAGGTGGGCGGGCAGATCTTCCGCTGGGTGCTGCCCAGCACGCACGAGTAAGGGGCCCGGGTCATGGCCCCCGTCAACACCGCGGCCGCGGGCCGCGCGCCGAGCTTTGCCGCGCCGGTGGTGCAGGCGGTGGCGCTGCCCAGCGGCGAGGTGGTGGTGCGCAGCGCCACCGTGCAGCAGCTGCTGGCCGCGCGCACCGCGCTCACGCCGGCGCTGGAGCGGCTGGCCGAGGCCGCGCCGGGCCTGCTGGACCTGGCGCGGCTGGACCTGATCCGCGCCAGCGGGCAGATCACCGCCAACGACCTGCGCGACCTGTGCGTGCTGCTGGACGAGGCCGACGCCGCGGTGGACATCACCGCCGCGCTGACGGACGTGCCGCGCGAGCGGCTGCTGGCCATGCAGCCCGACGAGTTCGTGTACCTCTTCGCGGTGGCCATGCAGGTGAACGCCGATTTTTTCGTCCAGGCGCTGCCCGCACTCACCGCCGGCGTGCAGGCGCTGGAGGCGCTGGGCAAGCCGCCGGGTGGGACGAGCTCCTCGCCGCCGCCTTCGGCGCGCTGACGGCGGCCCACCACACGCACGAGCAGATCATGCGCTACACCTGGGCGCAGTTCCGCAGCTACCTGCGGCTGGCCCGCCGCCGCCAGGCCGAGGAGCGGCTGCTGGCCTTCGTGGCCACGCGCGCCGCCACCGCCGGGGGCAAGGGCGCGACGGAGCTGCTGCAGGCGCTGCAGGCCGACATCCGCGACGCCGAGGCGGACTGACCGGGCGCGCGCACGATGGCCGGCAACACCATCGAGGCACGGCTGCGCATAGCGGCCGACCTGGCGCAGGCCATCGCGCAGCTGCGCTCGCTGCGCCGCGAGCTGCTGGACACCGGCGAGGCCGCGCGCCGCGCCGGCGGCACGCAAGGCGGCGCCGCCGCGGGCGGCGGTGTCGTCCCGGGCACGGGCGCCGCCGCGGCCAAGGAGGCCAAGGACACGCTGGCGGCCACCCGCGAGCGCATGCGCGTGGAGCGCGAGGCCCGCCAGGCCAGCGCCCGCGAGGAACGCGACGCACGCCTGGCCGCCAACCGCGCCCGCTACGAGGAGAGCCAGCGCGCCGCCGCCGACCTGGCCAACCGCCGCGCCGTGGAGCGCAAGGCCAACTCCGAGCGCGTGCGGGAAGAACAGGAAGCCGCGCGCCGCGTGCGCGCCGCCACCAACCTGCAGGCGCAGGCCTACCGGCAGCTGCCGGCGCAGATCACCGACATCACCACCAGCCTGGCCAGCGGCATGCCGGTGTGGCTGGTGGCCATCCAGCAGGGCGGGCAGATCCGCGACAGCTTCGGCGGCATCGGTTCCGCGGTGCGGGGCGTGCTGTCGCTGCTGACGCCGGCGCGCGTGGCCTTCGGGCTGCTGGCCGGCGCCATCGGCCTGGTGGCGTTCCAGGCGCTGCAGGGCTGGCGCGAGAGCGACCGCCTGGGCAAGAGCATTGCGCTCACCGGAAACTCCGCCGGCCAGACGCTGGGCCAGCTGGACGGCCTGGCGCGGCAGATCGCGGCCAGCACGCGCACCAGCGTGCTGAGCGTGCGCCAGACGCTGCAGGCGCTGATCGACACCGGCGGGCAGAGCAGCCAGACGCTGGAGGCCAGCGCGCGCGCCGTGACCGCCTACCGGCGGCTCACCGGCGCCAGCGCCGAGGAGGCGGTGCGCATCTTCGACGGCCAGGCCGAGAGCGTGCTGGCCTGGGCCACCAAGGCCAACCGCGCGTACAACTTCCTGAACGCGGCGCAGGTGGCGCAGATCCGCGAGCTGCAGGCCCAGGGCCGCAACGCCGAGGCCGCGCGCCTGGCCAACGAGCAGCTGGCGGCGACGCTGGAGCAGCGCTCGGTGCCGGCCATCGGCGCGGTGGAGCGGGCCTGGAAGCGCGTGGGCGAGGTGGTGGGCGCGGTGATCGACCGCATCCGGGGGCTGGGCCGCGAGCGCACGCTGGACGAGCGCATCGCCGAGCTGCAGGCCAAGCTGGCGCAGCTGCGCGACATCCAGGCCAGCGCGCGCAGCGACAACCGCCCCCGCTACGACCCCGAGATCGCCCGCGTGCAGGCCGAGGTGGCCGAGCTGGAGCGCATGCGCGGGCTGATGCAGGACGCCGAGGCCGAGCGCGAGGCGCTGCGCATCGCCGAGAACGAGCGCATCCGCCGCGAGAGCAAGCAATTCCAGGACGCGATCGCCAACGTGGAGGAGGCCGGCGTCCAGAAGCGCCTGGCGCAGCGCCTGGCCGCGCTGGACCGCGAGCAGCAGGCCGTGGAGCTGGCGCGCGCGCAGGAGCTGGTCGGCGCGGAGGAGACGGCGCTGCGGCTGGCCGGCATCGAGGAGCGGCGGCTGCAGGCGCAGGCCGACGCGGTGCGCCGGCAGATCGAGATCGAGCGCGGCCGCGTGGTGGAGAAGCCCGAGGACACGCTGGCCAAGCAGCAGGCCATCCTGCGGCTGGAGTCGCAGCTGCTGGAGCTGCAGAGCCGCCTGGCCACCGCGGCCGGGCAGGCGCAGCTGATCCTGGCCAACGACGCCCGCGCCCAGGCCGAAGCCTGGGAGAAGGCCTGGCGCGAGGCCTACGAGAAGGTGCGCGACCTGGCTCGGCGCAACGCCAGCGACGCCGCCGCGCGCACGCTGGACCCGGCCGAACGCGCACGGCTGGAGGCCGAGGCGCAGACCCGCCAGGAGCGCGAGGAACTGGCCGCGCAGCGCCGCCGGCTGCGGCTGCGCATAGACCTCACGCTGGACCCGCAGCAGGTGGCGGAGCTGCAGCGCCAGCTGGATGCGCTGGACGCGGAGGGCGGTGCGCAGCTCGCCGAGCGCGTGCGCAAGGCTCGCTTCGACTCCCTTCAGAAGCAGTTCGCCGAGCAGACCGAGTCGCTGTCCATCGCGGAGCAGGCCCTCGACGCCCAAGTGGAGAACGGCGCACTGCTGACCGAAGAGGCGGAAGAGCGAAAGATTCAGGCGCGGGCTCGCTCCATTCCACAGCTTAGGACCATTGCCGACCTACTGAAGAAGCTGGCACAGACGCCCGACGAGTTCAATCAGGTGCGGCGCAACGAGCAGAAGCTCTCAGACCTCGAGAAGTTCATCAAGAAGTTCGAGGCCGCGGCAAAGTCCAGCGCGACGAGCGAGATCACCAAGGCGCTCGACGACATCATCACCGGCGCCAAGAGCGCCGGCGAGGCGCTGCGCGACATGGCGTTGGGCTTTGCGAGGACCATGCTCAACGTGCTGAACCAGCGCCTGGCCGAGCGCCTGGTCGACCAGTTCACCAAGAGCCTGCAGTCCGCGAACGCCGGCAACACCGGCGGCGGCAACGGCAGCTGGTGGGCGGCCCTGGCCAACTGGCTGGCCACCGTGTTCCACAGCGGCGGGGTGGTGGGCGCCGGCGGCGGCACGGTGCGCGCCGTCTCTCCGCTGGCCTTCGCGGGTGCGCAGGTGCTGCACGGCGGGGGCATGGTGGCGGGCCTGGCCGGCGGGCTGCCGCTGGGCCTGAAGAGCAACGAGCGCGCCGCCATCCTGGAGGTGGGGGAGGAGGTGCTGCGCCGCGACGACCCGCGGCACATCTCCAATGGCGGCGGCGCCGGCGTCACCATCAACGCCAGCTTCACCTTCAACGGCGCCAGCGGCACCGAGCAGGACCAGCGCGCCGCCGCGCGCGAGCTCAACCAGGCCGTGGAAGGCGCGGTGGAGCGCTGGGCCGCCAGGCAGCAGCGCCAGGGCGGCATCCTCAGCGGAGGGCGGCGTGGCTGACTGGGTGTGGGTGGAGAGCCCGGGCACGTCGCTGGACGAAGAGCCGCGGCTGCGCCGCGCGCGCTTCGGCGACGGCTACGAGCAGCGCTCACCCGACGGCATCAACAGCCTGGCGCAGCAGTGGGAGTACTTCGCCGAGGACGTGGACGACGCGATCGCGCAGGAGATGGTGAGCTTCCTGCGCACCCACGGCGTGGCCGGCTTCAACTACGTGCCCATGTGGCACACGGCGGCCATCCGCGTGGTGTGCCGGCGCTGGCGGCGCACGCTGGGCAGCCGCGTGGGGCAGAGCAACATCAGCGCCACCTTCGAGCAGGTGTTCGAGCCGTGAGGGCCCGCGCGTGAGCATCGCCAGCCAGCTGCAGGCGCTGGCCCCCAGCGCCAAGATCGAGCTCTTCGTGGTGGACGCCACCGCGCTGGGCGCGCCGGAGGTCTGGCGCTTCCACAACGGCACCAACGCGCTGAGCCAGGCGGTGGTGTGGCAGGGGCAGACCTACCAGTACATCCCGGTGGAGGCCAGCGGCTTCGAGCTGCGCGCCGACGGCCCGCGCCCGCGCCCCGCGCTGCGCGTGGGCGACGTGTTCGGGGTGCTGGCTTCCAACCTGCGGCTGTTCGACGACCTGGCCGGCGCGCGGCTCACGCGCAAGCGCACCCACGTGCGCTACCTGGACGCGGTGAACTTCCCCGGCGGCGTGAACGCCAGCGCCGACCCCACCGCGCAGTACCCCGACGAGCTGTGGATCTTCGACCGCGTGACCAGCCGCGACGGCGAGCACGTGGCGTGGGAGCTGGTCAGCCCGCTGGACCTGGAGGACGTGATGCTGCCCGCGCGGCAGGTGCGCAACGCCATCTGCGGCTCGGTGTACCGCAGCAGCGAGTGCGGCTACGCAGGCGGCCCGGTGGCCACGGTGGACGACGTGGCGACGGCCGACCCTGCGCTGGACGACTGCAGCCGGCGCGTGAGCGGCTGCAAGCTGCGCTTCGGGGCCACGGCGGAGCTGCCGATCGACTTCTTTCCCGGCGCCGGCCTGGTGCGGCGCATGTGAGGACCCTGCGATGACGGTTGCCCAGCTCCTGGACGACGACGTGCTGCTGGCCATGTACGAGCACGCCGGCCGCGAGGCCCCGCGCGAGGCCTGCGGGCTGCTGCTGCGCGCCGGCACGCAGATGTGCTACTACCCCGCGCGCAACACGCTGCAGGCCGCCGCCGGCGAGGACCGCTTTGCGCTGCACCCCGAGGACTGGGCCGCTGCGGAGGAGTTCGGCGAGGTGCTGGCCGTGGTGCACAGCCACCCCAACGCCAGCGCCAACCCGAGCATGGCCGACCGCGTGGGCTGCGAGCGCAGCGCGCTGCCCTGGCTGGTGCTGGGCTGGCCCAGCGGCGTGGTCAAGGAGGTCTCGCCCGAGGGCTGGCAGGCGCCGTACAAGGGCCGCGAGTTCGTGCACGGCGTGCTGGACTGCTACACGCTCATCCAGGACTGGTACCGCCGCGAGCTGGCGCTGGATCTGCCGGACTTCGACCGCGAGGACGACTGGTGGGACCGCGGCCAGGACCTGTACATGGCCAACTTCGCGGCCGCCGGCTTCGTGCGCGTGGACGGGGCCGTGCCGCAGCGCCACGACGTGCTGCTGATGCAGGTGCGCGCCAACGTGGCCAACCACGGCGCGGTGTACCTGGGCGACGGCGTCATCCTGCACCACCTGTGGGGCCGGCTGAGCTGCGAGGACGTGTACGGCGGGTACTGGCAGCGCCACACGCTGGCGCTGCTGCGCCACGGGAGCCTGGCATGACGGCAGCGGCACTGTGCGTCGCCACGCCGGGCCTTCGCGAGGTGCGGCTGTACGGTGCGCTGGGCCGGCGCTTCGGGCGGGTCTTCCGCCTGGCGGTGAGCACGCCGGCGGAGGCCGTGCGCGCGCTGTGCGCGGTGCTGCCGGGCTTCGAGCGCGCGTTCCTGGGCGCCGACGGGCGTGCGGCCTACCACGTGTTCGTGGGCCGCGGTGCGCAGCGGCGCGACATCGGCAAGGAGGATGCAGCCGCGCCCGTGGGTGCGAGCGAGCCCATCCGCTTCGTGCCCGTCATCCAGGGCGCCAAGCGCCAGGGCGTGCTGCAGACCATCGTGGGCTACGTGATCTTCGCGGTGGGCGTGTACTACGGCAACCCTTCGATGGTGGCCCTGGGCGAGTCGCTGATCCTGGGCGGCGTGATCCAGATGCTGAGCCCGCAGCGCGTGGGCCGCGACCCCCGGCAGGAGAACCTGCCCAGCTACGCCTTCGACGGCCCGGTGAACAACACCGAGCAGGGCGGCCCGGTGCCCGTGGCCTACGGGCGCGTGATCTGCGGCTCCACCGTGGTGTCCCAGGGCCTGAGCACCACCGAGCTGCACGTGCCCGGCTGGTACGGCGACGGCAACGACCTGCCCCCGCAGGACCTGCCGCCGTGGGAGGCCACATGAGCCGCGGCGTGCCGGACATCCGCGGCGCCGGGGGCAAGGGCTCCGGCGGCGGCTTCGAGATGCCCGACTCGATCCGCAGCACGCAGACCGCCGACGTGCTGGACCTGCTGAGCGAGGGCGAGGTACAGGGCCTGACCAACGGGCTGCGCAGCATCTACCTGGACGGCGTGCCGCTGCAGAACGCCGACGGCAGCTTCAACTTCGAGGGCGTGCAAGTGCAGGTGACGGCCGGCACGCAGGGCCAGGCGGCCATAGCCGGTGCCGACGGCGTGAGCAACGAGGTGCCGGTGTCGGTGATCGTCACCCAGGCCACGCCGGTGGTGCGCAGCATCAGCAACGCCGCGGTGGACACGGTGCGCGTGACCATCGAGGTGCCGCGCCTGACGCGCCAGGACACCGGCAACGGCGACCTCTACGGCAGCGCCTTCGAGTGGGCGATCGACCTGCAGAGCAACGGCGGCGGCTTCGTGCAGGTGCTGACCGACCGCGTGGACGGCAAGACGCTCAGCCGCTACACCAGGAGCAAGGAGTTTGCGCTGAGCGGCCCCCCGCCGTGGGACATCCGGGTGCGGCGGATCACGCCCGACGCCACCTCGGCCGTGGAGGTCAACGAGTTCCGCTGGAGCAGCTACACCGAGGTCCAGAGCCTGAAGCTGCGCTACCCCAACAGCGCTATGGCGCGGGTGCGGGTGGGCGCGCAGCAGTTCAGCCGCATCCCGACGCGTGCCTACGACCTGATGGGCCTGCGCGTGCGCGTGCCCACCAACTACGACCCGATGACCAAGGTGTACACGGGCATCTGGGACGGCACCTTCAAGGTGGACTGGACCGACTGCCCGGCCTGGCACTTCTACGACCTGGTCACCAGCAGCCGCTACGGGCTGGGCCGCTGGTTCCAGCCCGGGCCGGGGCTGAAGTGGGAGATGTACGCCATCGGCCGCTACTGCGACGAGATGGTGCCCGACGGCAACGGCGGCATGGAGCCGCGCTTCCGCGCCGGGCTGTACCTGACCACGCGCGAGCAGGCCTACAAGGTGGTGCAGGACCTGGCGGCCATCTTCCGCGGCATGGCCTACTGGGGCGGCAGCGACATGGCCGTGACGCAGGACGCGCCGGGCGACCCGGCGGCGCTGTTCACGAACGCCAACGTGGTGGACGGGCGCTTCGTCTACACCACCGCCAGCCATTCCAAGCGCCACAGCCAGGTGGTGGTGTGGCGCAACAGCCTGGAGGAGTTCGGCCGCCTGGTGCCCGAGGTGGTGGTGGACCGCGCGCTGCAGCTGCGCTACGGCGTGCGGTCGCTGGATCTCAGCCCGCTGGGCGTGTGGAGCCGCGGGCAGGCTCAGCGCCTGGGCAAATGGGTGCTGTACAGCGAGCAGCGCGAAGGCGCCACGGTGTCCTTCCGGGTGGGCCTGGACGGCGCGCTGGTGGCGCCGGGCAGGGTGTTCCAGGTGGCCGACGCGAAGGAAGCCGGCGAGCGCCTGGGCGGGCGGGTGCGCGCCGCCACGGCGGGCAGCGTGACGCTGGACCATCCGGTGACGCTGGCAGCGGGGGAGAGCTACACGCTGTCGGTGATGCTGCCGGCCGCCGGCGACCCGGCTCGGCTGGCGCCGCAGACGCGCGCGGTGACCACGGCGGCGGGCGCCGGGGTGCAGACGCTGGCGGTGTCGCCGGCGTTCAGCCAGGCGCCCGCGGCGGGCACGGTGTGGGTGCTGCAGAGCGCGGCGGTGCAGGTGACCAGCTGGCGCTGCCTGGCGGTGAACGAGCTCGAGGGCGGCACCCAGTTCGAGGTGATGGGCCTGCGCCACGACCCGCAGAAGTACGACCTGATCGAGCAGGGCATCGCCTTCGAGCCGGCGAGCGTGTCGCGCATCCCGCGCGTGCCGCCGCGGCCGGCGAGCCTGGCCTGCACCGAGACCGTGTACCAGCTGGGCCTGGAGCGGCGCATCCGCGCCAGCGTGAGCTGGCCCGAGCCGGCTCAGGGGCTGCAGTACCTGGTGAGCTGGCGGCTGGGCGGCGGGCCCTGGACCGACCTGCCGGCCACGGGCGCGAACTGCGTGGACATCGACGCGCTGCCGCCGGGGGACCTGGAGGTGGCGGCGAAGAGCCGCAACGCGCTGGGCACGGTGTCACCGGCGCGCAGCGAGACCTTCACCCTGCTGGGCAACCAGGTGGCCGTGGGCGCCAACCTGGTGGACCCGAGCTGGTGGAGGCCCGGCGCTGCGTGGGAGTGGGACCGCGAGCAGGACGTGAGCACCGAGAGCGAGATCGTCTGGGGCGTGGGCCCGCGCGGCGCGCTGCAGGCGCTGTGGCAGGCCACCCAGGCGGGCACCCCGGCCGTGGGCCCGGACGGCGGCTGGCGCGCCACCGACCCTGACAACGGCCTGTGGCCCAAGAACCTGGCGCGCGTCGACCCGACGAAGACCTACCGCTTCGCCGTGCCGGTGATGCGGCTGTCGGGCACGGGGCCGATCTACTTCGGGCCCAACAGTGCCGGCAGCGCCGCCCAGGAGCGGGTGTGCACGCTGAACACCAGCACCGCGCTGGTCAACCCGTACTTCTTCAGCAGCGCGCTGCCGCTGGCCAACCGCTGGTACCTGATCGAGGCCTTCGTCTTCCCGGCCGGGTCCACCGGCGTCAGCGGCACGGTGGGCGGCCTGTTCGACATGGAGACCGGCGAGCGCGTGGCCAGTGTGACGAACTTCTGCTGGAAGGCCGGTGCGCGCAACACGCGTACGCGCGCTTTCCAGTACTACGCCAGCGCCGGCGCGGTGGCGCGCTTCGCGCCGCCCACGGTGGAGCTGGTCGACGGCACGCAGGGCGCCTGGACCGCCGGCCCGCCTGGCCGCGACGGCGCAAGCGCCTTCACCTGGCAGGTCAGCGGCGGGTGCGTGGGCGCCGGTCCGACGCTGGAGAAGGCCAGCGGCACCAACGGCTGGAACGCCCAGGGCTACAGCACCGAGAGCTACGTCGGCGGCGCCTACGCGACCGGGCGCTCCGGGAATACGACCGCGGCGATGATGCTGGGCCTGAACGGCGACCCGGCCACGGACGCCAGCTACACGAGCATCGACTACGCCTGGTACTGGACGGCCGGCGGGCAGCTGGAGATCTACGAGTCCGGCGTGCAGATGGCCAACAGCAGCGTCTGCGGCGACTACACCACCGCCACCACGCTGGCGGTGGTGTACGACGGGCAGACGGTGCGCTACCTGAAGGACGGTGTGGTCATGCGCAGCGTGGCCACGACGGCCAACCGCAAGTTCCACCTGGACAGCTCCATCAACCAGGTGGGTGGGCGCATGGTGAACGTGGGCTTCGGCCCTGCCGGAGCGCGCGGCGCCGACGGCGTGAACGGGCTGAACAACGCGCTGGTGTACATCTACCGGCGCGCCAGCTCCACGCCAGCGCTGCCCAGCGCGGCGGTGAGCTACACCTTCGCCACGGGCGCGATCAGCGGGCTGAACAACGGCTGGAGTGCCACGCCGCCGGCCGGCACCGACCCGCTGTACGTGTCCGTGGCCACGGCCAGCGCGGCGGGCGCCACCGACACCATCGCCGCCGGCGAGTGGGCCAGCCCCGTGGTGATGGCGCTGGACGGCACGCCAGGCGCCAACGGCATCAACACCGCCACGGTGTACCTGTTCCGCCGCACCGACAGCGCATCCCCGCCGGCGCTGCCCAGCGCTGCGGTGACCTACACCTTCGCCACGGGCTCGGCCGCGGGGGTGAACAACGGCTGGTCGCAGAACATGCCGGCCGCCGGCGGGGCTTACCGCTGGATGACCACGGCCACCGCGCTTGGCACGGGCAGCAGCGACACCATCGCCAGCGGGGAGTGGGCCGCGGCCAGCCTGCTGGCGCAGGACGGCACCAACGGCAGCGACGGCCTGAACAACGCGCTGGTGCACATCTACCGGCGCGCCAGCGCCGCGCCTGCGCTTCCCAGCGGGACGGCGACCTACACCTTCGCCACTGGCGCAATCAGCGGGCTGAACAACGGCTGGAGCGCCACGCCGCCGGCCGGCAGCGACCCGCTGTACGTGGCTGTGGCCACCGCGAGCTCGACGACGGGCACGGACACCATCGGCCCGGGCGAGTGGGCCAGCCCGGTGGTGATGGCCCAGGACGGCCAGACGGGCGCGGCGGGCATCAACGCGGCAACGGTCTTTCTGTACCAGCGAAACGACACCGGCACGCCGCCGGCGCTGCCGGGCAGCGCGCTGACCTACACCTTCGCCACCGGGGTGCTGAGCGGCACGCTGGGCAGCTGGTCGCAGACCGTTCCGGCCAGCGGTGGCCGGTATCTCTTCGTGACGACGGCCACCGCGCTGGGCACCGGCAGCACCGACACCATCGCCAGCGGCGAGTGGGCGGCGGTGCGGGTGCTGGCGCAGGACGGGGCGCCAGGCGCGAACGGCCAGAACGTGGCGCGGGTGCGCATCTACCAGCGCGCCGCCAGCCCGCCCGCACTGCCCAGCGCCACGGTGACCTACACCTTCGCCACGGGCGCGATCAGCGGGCTGAACAACGGCTGGAGCGCCACCATTCCGGCGGGCAGCAACCCGCTGTACGTGACCGAGGCCAGCGCGGCCGCGGCCGGTGCCACCGACACCATCGCCGCCGGCGAGTGGGCCAGCGCCGTGGTGCTGGTGCAGGACGGCGCGCCAGGCGCCGCGGGCATCAACGCCGCGACGGTGTTCCTGTACCAGCGCAACGACACCGGCACGCTGCCCAGCGTGCCGGGCAGCAGCACGACCTACACCTTCGCCACCGGGGTGCTGAGCGGCACGCTGGGCAGCTGGACGCAGACCGTGCCGGCCGACAGCGCCGGGCGCTACCTGTTCGTGACCACGGCCACGGCGCTGGGCACGGGCAGCACGGACACGATCGCCAGCGGCGAGTGGGCGGCGGTGCGGCTCATGGCGCAGGACGCCACCAAGCAGGTGCGCGTGTACCGGCGCGCCGCCACGGCGCCCGCCACGCCCACCGGCAACGGGACGCCTTCAGGCTGGTCGGCCACGCCGCCGGCGGCCGACGGCACGCCGCTGTGGATGTCCGAGAGCACGCAGCGCATGGACGGCACGCTGATCGGAAGCTGGTCGGCGCCGGTCAAGGCCGACGCCACACCGGACCCCGGGCCAGTGACTTCGCCCGGCACGTTCTACGCCTACGGCTTCGCGATCTCGACGCACGACGCCAGCGCCTACGTGGAGTTCAGGCGCAACGGCGAGGTGTTCTATGGCCAGGGCAGCAGCGCAGCCGCGATCACGCCGGCGAAGTGTGGGAACTGGTACCTGCCCAACGGCACCACGGTGGGCGACGACTACCAGATCCGCTTCGACCCGGTCTCCGGCAGCCATGCGCCGGACTTCGGCAGCGCGCTGGGCACATGGCACACGCTGAACGCGCCGCGCAGCGCGTACCTGTACAACGACTTCGACGGCTACAGCTTCCGCAACGCGGTGGTGAGCTACTCGATCCGGCGCACGTCCGACGGCGCGGTGATGTCGACGGGCCTCCTGCACCTGAACGCGGACGTGGAGATATGAGCGCCTTCATCCCCCGGGCCACCACCGTCAACGGCGCGCGCTGGCTTGCGCAGCGCGCGATAGATGCCGCCGCAGGCGAGGCACGGCTGCGCTTCATCACCAGCGTGCCTGGCCAGGAGGCGGTGTACCTGCTCAAGCTGCAGGAGGCGCAGGCCTACCTGGCGGCCCACGCCGGCGACCCCGATGCCGACGTGCCGCCGCACATCGCGGCCGAGGCCACCGCCACCGGGCAGACCGCCGTGGACGTGGCCACGATGGTGGTGGGCCTGGCCAGCTACTGGAACGGGACCATCAGCCCGGCGATCGAGGGCGCGCGCATGGGCGGCAAGGCGGCCGTGGCCGCGGCGACGGGCGTCGACGACGAGGCGACGCTCGCCGCCATAGAGGCCGCGCGCGCCGCCGCGCTGGCCGCACTGGGGAGCATCACGCCATGAAGCACCGCGCCACGCAGATAGGCAACGGGTTCAGCCAGCTGCTCAACGCCTGCCTGCCAGGCGGCTGGAGCGACGAGAGCCTGAGCAGCCGCGCCTGGCGGCGTTCGGCCACGAGCCGCCGCTGGGAGCTGGTGCGCGCCTGCATCGACGGCGTGTTCGAGGCCTTCGGCGCGCGCGACCACTGCTTCGACGCCTGGACGAGCGAGCGGCTGCGCCTGCAGTTTCCGCCCGAGCTGCGCGACGCCGAGCCGGCCACGCCGCACCCGTCGTATTTCCGCTAACGGTGGGTGGGGGGGTGGGGCTCCCCCAGCGCCGTCGTATTTCCGCTAACGGGGGGTGGGGGTGCCCCCTCCCCCTGCGCAGCGGCGGCGGCCCAGGCGGCCCGCGCCGCGTCGTCGTCGGCCAGCCCGAGCGGCTGGCGCCAGCGCGCGAAGGCGGCCGGATCGAACGACACCAGCTGCACCGCACCGGCCGGCGCCTCGGCCAGCAGCTGCGCCGCCGCAGCCTGGCCAGGGCGCCAGCGCTGGCGCCGCTGCAGCGCGGGCGGGCCCGGCGGGCAGTCGTCGGGCTCGGCGTACCAAAGCACGCGCAGGGGCTGCGCGGCGGGGCCGCTGGCCAGCTCGGCGCGCAGCTGCGCCAGGTGCTCGCACCACCAGGCCACGAGCTCGAGCAGCGCGGCTGCCACGTTGTCGGGCACCGGGCGTGCGCCGGCTTCCCAGCGGTTCCAGGTGCGTTCCTCGACGCCCTGGGGGCGCGCGGCATCCGCGGCCAGCCAGCGGGCCGCCTCGGCCACGGAAAGGCCCAGCAGGCGCCGCAGGGCCTGCAGCTCGATCGCTTGCATGGTGTTGCTCCATGTGCAAAGGCCCGCCAGGGGGCGGGCCGTGGGTGGGATGGTAGCGGGGCGGGTTCACCTTCCGCCGCGGATGCTCTCGGCGTGAGCGGCGCGCAGGACCCGGATACGGGCCAGGATGCGCCGCTCGCCTTCGTCGCCGGCCAGGTCGGGCCGCCAGTACCTGCGCACGCGCAGGTCCTCGATGTTGCTGCGCACGTAGTGGCGCAGCGCGGCGCGCAGCTCGCGCGCCTGGTCGGGCGGCGTGCTCATACCTCGCGGCACACAAGACGGTCCAGCACCCCGCCGGCCGGGATGAAGTCCGGGGCGTCGATCGGGCCGCCGGCGGCGAATTGGTACCCCTCATCCTTGTGCTGCCAGTGCCAGCCCATCGCGGAGTGCTCTCGCTGCTGCGCGCCGCCGGTGACGTAGCGCCGACCCGCAGAGAGCCAGGCGCGGCGCACCTGATGACGTGCCGCGGCGTCCTCTATCGCTGCGATGTTGTCCCTGTGCAGCATCGCAGCCGGAGCGTCGCGCCTGCGGCTCTCGCGCTTGACGGCGCCATCCCGGCGACGGATCACGATGCACCACGCCAGCCGGCTGTATGACAAGCGTGTCAGGTCGTCCAGGCGCACCCAGTGGGCAACGCCCCAGATGTCCCGCACGCGCACCACGGCCGGAGCGTTCATGCCGCCACGAGGTCGCGCACCTCGGCCTCGCTGTCGACCGTCCAGACGGCGCCGGGGCTGCCGGGCAGGCAGTGGGCGCAGACCCTGATGATCTGGTCGCAGAGCTGGCGCGCCTCGCTCGTGTCCCAGCCGGGGGCCTCCTCGCTGTTGTAGATGATCGACTCCAGCAGGCGGAACACCTGGCCGGCGGACAGGCCGATCGCGGCCGTCAGCGCGCGCGGCCGGAAGCCCGACGTGTCGACGCGCTCCCCGTAGCGCGCGGCGAAGGCGCGCGCATTCGCCGCGTGCAGCGCTGCGGCCACCTGTTCGCGCGATTCGCGCAGCGCGACCCAGCGCCCGCCGATGGGCACCTGATGGTCCTTGGCGCAGCGGGCGGCGGCCCAGCTGGCCACGGTGTTGATATGGGCGTCAGAAAGCAGCATGACGGACATGGCGGACTCCTTGAGGGTTCGGGCTGGCCCATGCCGGCCCGGATGCGCTGACGGCATCCCAGAGCCCCGGCGCGCGGGGCTCGGCGGATGGCGTCAGTGCGCAGCCTTCAGGCGCCGCATCTCCTCGGCCAGGGTCCACAGGGCGCGGTTGAGCTTGACGTCCTGGTCGATGCCGGTCACGGCGCGGGTGCGCTGGCGCGCGCCGTTCGCCGCGCGGCCAGGCAGACCGCCGCGGACCACGTTCTCCTGCACCCGGTTGAAGGTGGTCCACAGGTCAGGCGCACGATCGTCCATGCGGCGAGCGCGCAGGACCTGGTCCTCGGTCACCGGCGGCGCCTTGCCTTCCGGGTTGTCGAATCGCAGCTGCAGCGCGGCGCGGGCGAACGCGCGCGACTCGTCATCGCTCAGCGTCACGGCGCGCATGCTCTCGCGGCTGTCGACCACGCGCGTCAGGCCGTCCAGCACCTCGAAGGCGCCTTCGATCACCTTGTGCTGCACCTGGCCCGAGTGCTGCACCTTCACGGTCTGGCACGTGCCATCGGGCACGATCAGGCCATTGGCGCAGACCAGACGGAAGATGCCGCCCATCATCTGATAGCTGCTGCTGCCGTCGTGGCTGTTCAGCAGCACGATCTCGGGCACGGACTCGCCCACCTCGCGGGCGCCCTGGGAAGCGTGCCGCAGGCGCAGCAGGTGCTTCGTGTGCTCGCGCCGGTCTTCGCTGCGGGCGCGGGCCTGCGTGGCGCTGAAGACCTCGAAACCCTCGCGGCGCAGACCCTGCAGCACGTCGATCGTCGGGATGTAGGCGTAACGCTGGCTGCGGCTGTCGTGCGCGGCTTCGGCGAACACCGACGGGGCCACGCGGCGCAGCTGGTCATCGGTCAGCGGCGCGCCCTGGCTGCGCAGCATGGAGGCGCCACGGGCGAACGACGGGGAGAAGCGGAAAGCGGAGGAAGTGAACATGTGAGCTCCTAGGGGAGGTCGCCCGGCCCAGCGCCAGACGTGCACGAACTCTAGACGCATTTTGCGTCTTCCTCAAATTCTTTTTGTGTCCCGCAAGTTCGCGGGGGCGTCATTTATCGCCCAAGCGGCCCGGAGTTTTCGCGCGCGGCATCAGACACCTCCGGCCACGACCACAGCCGCTGCCTGCACGGCGCGCTGGCCGCCGAGCAGCTGGGCTACGCACTGGACGTGCTG